CTTTTTTCTGGATATTCAACAGTGACAAATTTTCTGTTAACTTCATGTGCATTTGCAATTTCTTCCAATTGGTCCGCAACGGAACCCTTTAGTTCTTTGCCTGTTTTTAAGAATATAAATTTTTGTGTTTTAATTTTTTTAATTGATTTTTTGGAAGTTTTTAAGGAAGGTAGTTTGGCGTTTTCTAAGCGGGTTCTTATCTTTCCAATACGGTCAGATAAACTTTCAATTGAACCGCTTGCCCCTGGCTTTTGTTCAGGTGTGACAGCATTTTCTGTCAACGCATCGGCACCAGAACCTTCCGTGACGCCACCGGCATCAATATCATCCTGTTTTTCACTTTCCATCAAAAGTCCAATGACAGCAATGACACCATCTGTCACTTGAATACGTTGAAGACTGGCTTCCTGAAACTTATCCCTAGACCGAACATTAAAAACAAATGGGGACGCCGCATCATTTCCTTCCAAGGAAGTAATTGGGCTGAACCCATTGTCCATAACAAATCGGCGTGCAACACCAATGTCACTAAAACGGTCACGGTTCAGAATCAAACTTTCAATCTGAAGTCCTGAACTTAATGTTGAAAGTGATTTGAAAACTGTCCTTGAAACAGCAATCCGCATGACTTCTTTGAAATCAGATTTGTTCAACCTGGCAATCAAGTTGAAATCCATTTCTGTTGGCCAGCGTTCACTTTTAATATTTGCAATTTTAAAATCTTTCAGGGCTGGCATAGATTTGGCCGCTGCTTCCACTTCATCTAATAGGTCACCTGGAAGCAGGGAAATGAAAACATTGCCACCTAGTTCAACCTCATGCGTGTGTAAGCCCGATAAGGTGGTTCCGTTTGTTTGAAGTTCATGTTCATGTGAAGTGACACCTTGCGTGTCGAATTGTTGGGGGCCTTTATCTGTTTGAACAGTTATCGTATGTTCATGCGGTTGATTTTCTTCATCCGTTTTGTTTTCGGCCCTGTTGACTAGATGCCAGTGTTCCCCTGAAAGGTCAGTCATTAATAATCGGTCGCCAACAAAGAAAAGATGTTTATGCTGTCCATCGTTATTGGTTTTTTCTGGGTTTTCCAGAACGTGACTGTGGGCACCACCTTCACCAACAACTTTGATTTTCTTCCCTGACATTAATTTCCCCATATTTGAAACTCTATTATGTTATACATTGTTATACTCAACAAGCAATAGTTTTTCAGATATCTTTTGATCATAAAAATTTGCCCCTTTTTTAGCTTGGATGTAGTTCACTTCGGCACCTAAAATGTAAAGGTGGTACTACCACCCCGGCTTTAGCTAATCGGTCCTGAACGCCTGGGTCAGTCAGGCTTTGACCCGCTGACAGATTAAATTCTTTCAAATTTCTGCGCCAAGGTGCGAATTCCTTCAAATCTTCAACACTTTCCGCCTCCATGACCTGTTCCATAAAGCGGGTGGCTTGAGCTAATTCAAAAATTCTTCCATCCATTTGTGAACAAATCTGTGAAGTCAAATTGTCAATGACCGCCACAAATTCAACTTGGGTGATTCCGGCTTGCTGCATTGATTGTATATTAGCACCGTTACGGGTCAGTGTGACATTTGTGGCCGATAGTCCTTTGTGATAGGCATTGATTGCTTTGGTTCCCTGTTCCCTAATGGAAGGTGGAACACTTCGCATGAAAGCATTTCCCCCAAGTTTCCTGGTCAATTCTTTTTGCAAAAATTTTCCCGCCTGTGCTTTGTTCAATCCTTTTTCAAAAACAGCTTCATTAATCGTCTTTGAAATTTGTGGCTGAAGGGTCCTTGGGAAGTGTGTCCCAATTGATGTTTTATGAAGTGCGGCCATTTGAACAATAAATTCTTCGGTGCCAATTTCAAAACCAAGTGCAATTGCTGTTTCTTCCCCTATTTTTTGAACGCTTTTATTTAAGTCTGAACTGAATTGTTTTTCAAAATTTTTCTTCCCAAGGTTGAAAATCTTTTTTGTATCCCTTTCGATTCTTGGGCCGATTTGTTTTTCTATATTATTGTATGCTCTTTTTATTTGTTTGAAAACCCTGGTTTCATCTTGTTTTGTGAAGGGCCTATTTGGGTTTCCTTCAATACTACTGACCGCATTATTAACGGCCCTAGTTGCCCGTTTATTCCAAACACGCACTAAGAAACGAGTCAGGGCCTTTTCAATTCGATTAATTGCAGCACCATCATTATCCCCTTCAACCTTTTCCAACATCTGTGAAATAACGGTGTGAATTCTTTCCCGATTTATATATGGAACCTGTTGAATTGATTCAATGTTCAGTGTCAAAGTAGTCGCCTTCCGGTTTTCCAAATGCTTCCAAATCCAAACTGTCTTCCAAACGGTCACGCACAAAAGACAGTGTTTCAAGTGCATTATCGGGTTTTGTTATTAAATCATTTAGGATTTTTTCCATATTTACACCATTAAATATGTGTTCGATTAATTCAACAGGAATTTGTTGCAGGGTTCCATTTAATTTTCCGGCACTGTTTCCTGGCTTTGGTGGCTTTGCGTTCTGTCCCTGTGGTGATAATGTGCCAGCCGCATTTGCTTCACCCATGCCCCGCATTAATTTGGCCAAAGTCAAACTGAAAGGAAGATCAATGTCAAAATCAGGGTCATCTTCTTTGAGGGGTGGAAGGTCCTGCCCCATGACATCTTCCAACATCATGTGAGCAATTCTTGGTGACATCCCACCAGTTTTTTCAGCACCAGTTAACAATTTCACAATGTCCTGGTCATTAGTAACATTTGGACTATTGGTTTTCCACCACCAGAAACGGAATCCTTGTGACATAAAAATACAATTAATTTCATCATCAAAATCTTCACGTTCCGGGTTATAAACCCACTTTTCAGCCAGTCTTTCTGATTCTTGTGCGGTTGCACGGTTCAAATCTTTAACTTCACCAACCATGATTGGTGCCAAACGGAAAGACCGCCGGATTTTACTTGCATTGTTTTCATCGTATGCTTGCCAAAGTTGATCATTAATTTGATTATTAGAAAGTGGTTTAATATCTATTTTCAAACTTCCAGCGGGTGACAAACTATCATGTGAACTTTCACCTTCAATAATAAGAAATTTTGAATAATTAGAATCACCTTTAATTTGTGTATCAATAAATTCCTGAAGCCTGGTAACCGAACCTTCAGTTAACTGGCCACCAGCAACAGAAATCACCATTGATGGAACATGATTATTTTGTTGGGTGATAATATTTGTTTCATCGGCTGAACGGGAACCCTTAATTGCAATAATGTTCCCTGTGAATCGGGGCATTCCATAAGGCGTTTCCCGTGATGTTTCTTGTCTAAAATGATAAACCTCATTTGCCCAAATCTTTTGTGGGAATTTTTTTGCAAACCTTTCATCCGTCTGTGCCCTTTCAGCCCATTGTTTTGGTGAAGCAGCAATTATTTTTCCACTTCTTCGGTCCATCACACGGAAATCACCAAACTCTTTGAAATAAACTTTTTTATTCCTAACCATGTTGATGACTTTTCTGAACCTATGATTAAAGGGTTTGGTGTGTATCTTCAAATCTTCACCAACATATTTCTTTTTCATTCGGCTGAATCGTTTGTCTAGCTTTCCAAGAAACATCCTAGAAACTTTCATCTTATTAATGCAAGAAAATCTGTCTGGTTTAACTGGACTTCTTATCATTTCCCAATAGGCGTTTCCTGTTTTTTCATAATCTTTTCTGGTGGATTTCATTAACTTCCGCCAAGTCTGTTTTGGATTGGGGAAATGGATAAGTGCATCTAACCAATTTTTTTCTTCATCTATTGCAATCTTATGTTCTTCTTTTTGTTCCTTGGTCATGGTCCGTAATTTCAAACGGCCACCAAAGCCATGAATTCCAATGGCCATTGAATCCACAACCTGTTCTAGTTCACTAGAAAATTCCCCCAATACCGCCAATTCAGCTTGGTTCAATGGTGGTTTCACAACATCATTTCCAAAACCTAATGTGGCAATAATATCTTCCTGAATTTCACCAGTAGTACCCTTACTAACTGAAACGATGGTGCATTTTAAAATATGTTTATTTCCATCACCATCTTCAACAGGGATTTTTTTGGAAACTTTTGTAGTCCCTGATTTTTTTAATTTTGTCTTGGCCATTATTTTTCCCCTATCACATCAATCCAGGTTCATTTTCCCGAACCTTATGTCTTTTTCCAAAAGCCATTGTCACAGCAATATCTAAAGCATCGAATAAATCTTTATAACGTCCATCTGGCATTTTTAACAAGTGTTGTTGTAATACTGTCATTCCTTCAGTCAAAAAAACTTGACTCCGTTCAAAATAAGCTGACAGTTTCCAGGCACGGACTGTCTTATCTGTTTCAGTATAAACCGGAACTGCCCTTATTGTCGCAAGTTCTGGGTCATCTCGCATGTCCTGAATTAAAGCTAACTGATAACCGTTGGCTTCAATTCCAGTCCTTATAGGGTCATAGCGATGGAACCTATCCGCAATAACTTTCTTTTGTTTTGTGTAATGAGTCACCGCATTATAATAATTCAAAACATAGATGTTCTTTGTCTTTGGGTGGACACCAATAGTGACATGGGCAAATTTGTCCGCATTTTCCCGTTGTTTAATTGCCAAGTCAACACCTTGAAAAATTCTAAGTTCAGAAAGTGGGATATCTTCCGGCTTGACCCATTGGAACCAATCAAAGCGGAATATTTTTCCTTTCATTCCTTCAACATCACCCTGCATTTGGGAATTGAAAATAATGGAACCCTGATTTTTCTTTTTCTTCAATAAGAATTTCACAGTGAAGCGTTCGGGCCAAAAGGAAATATATTTGTCAGAAAGTTTTCTAAATTTTTTGTGATCTTTTTTCCGAATCAATGCCGGAACATTTATCCAATATCTTTTTAAAACCTTGCCCTGTTTAGTTTTCTTCTCAAAAATTTGGTCAATCAATTGTCCAGCCAAATCTTCATGATGATAACGGGTTCCAATAATAGACATAGCACCACTAGGAACAAGTGTGGGGTCAAGAATTTTGAAAAACCAATTATAAATTTTTTCCCGTTGGCCCTGTGTCAAGCTGTTGGTGTCATCCACCAAGTCATCGGCATAGATTTTTTCAAAATGTCTGGATGCCAGGGCTGAACCAACACCCACGGTTGCCACTGTTTTTCCCTTTGGTGCATCTTCAGTCTGGTCCCTGTGGCAAGTAGTTATTTCCCCATCATTCCAAATCTTCCCAATTTGTGGGCCAAAAATTTCAGTCAATCTTTTTGATGCAAGTTTTTTCTTAATTTCTGACAACATTTCCACAGCATTTGAATCGGTCTTAGATGCAATTAAAATTCTGACAAGTGGGTTTTGGAGTATGTCCAGAATAATTGACGCAATGGTCATGATGGTTGTTTTTCCGCCGCCACGGGGGGCAATGGTCAAATGCCATTCCTGTTCTTCCATTTTTAAACAATAATTTTTTCGATGGTGCCACAACAACATGTGGAAGTCCTGAACCTGATAACCAAGAACTTCAAGCATCAACAGGTCAATCCTGTTGCGTTTTAAGATTTGGTCACGCAAGAATTTGTTCCTAATGACTCGCTTTGTCTTCAGTTCATTTTCAAGTTTTTTCCGTGCCTGGAACTGTTGGATATTTGATTCACTTATTATTTGTGCTGTTGCACCCATGAAACCCCATTTGCACTTATCAATTGCCTATTCAATATTGTATGTTATACATTGTTATACTTTGGAAGGCAACCCAAGTGTGGGTTCATTTTCTTAAAATAATACCTGATTTTTTCTTATTTTTATAGTTGGCTGGCTTTTTGACGCTGGCTGGAAGAAATCTGGCCACTTCCGAATCCGTGACCCCCAATAATTCTGTCCGCATTTCAATGACTTTGCCGGACGCAATTTGGTCCAATCGCTTAGTTTCATCTTCAATCTGTTGACGAATATCTTTATCACTCATTGTTTGAAAATTAAAATTAAAGTCCCCATCCAAGTTGATGTCAACTTCTTTGGCCTTCCTATCAACAAACCCAAGGTCCTGACCCATCTTCACACATGTATCATGGATTTCTTTCCGCAATTTAATTGCTGCCACAAAAGCTGATTTTTCGGACCCTTGAGCTGAACGGATGTTTGTGGTGTTGATAAGTTTATCCAGGTCTTTAGTGTTCTGTTTGGCCCTTAACAGATAGTCTGAAAAAACTGTTCCCGAATCCAGATGTTCAAAAAAGGTTTTGTCAAAATTTAAAATGTCCTGTTTGCACGCAACCAATGTTTTGGTCTGAATGTCCAGGGTGTCAATGATTTCCTGGTCATCATAACCCTTTCCCATCAATCGGCGGATTTTCTTAACAAGCCGTTTTCTTTTTAGCCCCGACAAAAGATTTTTTGATTTATTCTTTTTTGGCACACTAGTCCCTTTGCTTTTTCAGCTTCCGTTTATATTTTTGGGCCATGCCCCTTTCCACAAATCTTGACCCACGGCACAATTTGCATGATTGTTTTTTCATCACCTGTCTTTCCAAAATGTCCCGAAGAATATCAGCCATAGGCACATCCATTTCTTTCAATTGTTCTAATTCTGGAATACTTCCAAAGCGAACCGTTGTAGTTTCCAATATTGCAATTTTTTTATTGCACCTGGAACCCCTACCTTTACATTTTGGGCACAATGTATTGTCCTCAAAAAATAATTTTAATTCTTGGAAAAAAGCATTACCTGGCCTATTGGTCAAGTCTGGTACTTTCCGAATTGTTAACCAACCTTTCCCTGCCATAAGTCACCCCCTTCCGGCATCACCTGTTTTAGCTAAGGTTTTATACCGATCATTAAACTTGTCCATTGCTGTGCGGTCATAAGAACCTAAAATTTTTCCTTGCATGTTCTTCACCACAAGCACATTTCCTTCAAACCGTTCAACCATTACCTTGGTTTGAGTTTTAATTCTTATATGTGTTGGTTTGGTCATAGTTCCTTACCTTTCTTTCAGTATTTTCAAAGTTACCACAAGGTGGAACCATCGGCAACCACCAAAAAATGGTTGAAAAATGTTGGTCCCTGTTGTAAACATTTATATTCAAGCCATTTGAACCATTTGAAAGGGGAAAAATTAAATGGGAACAAAAACAAAGAAGAATGTGAAGACCGCAACAACTGCAACAAAGCGTGTCAAAACCGGAATTGGTGGACTGAACACGGTTGCTTTCAATGTCAGTGTGCCAAGGACTTTTTTGAAAAAGATTGACGCACGGGCTAAGAAAGCCAACTTGCCGCGTTCTGCTTATGTCCGCACACAACTTCAAGCCAGTATGTGATTTGGGTGGGTCACCCTTAATAGGGTGGCCCCCATTCTTCCTAAGCCACTTCATCTAATTTTCCTTCCCACATTCCCTTTGTTGCACGCTTTAATTTCCGCTGACCTTCGATGAAATCTAAATAGACCATTGTGTTTTGAATGTTCTTATGTCCCAAGGCTGTCTTAACAGCGTGGATGTCTTCACAGTTCATATACAACCGAACACCAAAACTATGACGCAAACAATGGATTCCTTTTTTAGGGTTGGGTCTATACTGTTCCCAAATCCAACGCAAAGTCCGTTCCGCCACTGGAAACAATTCATCTTCAGCATCCATGCCGCTGGCATAATCTGTCAATTCTTTGAAGAAATCCACTGGAAGGGGCACCACCCTATTATTGGAACCTTTGGCCCCATGAATGGCAACAGCACACTTGGCCAAGTCCAATTTGCGGACCTTGCGGACTTCACAACCCCTGGCACCTGTGAACAGGGTGAAGCGGATAATGATGGAATCACGGCCCTGGAACTTTGCACAGGTTGCCAACAATTGGTCAAGTTCCTGGTCCGTTAAAAATTTACTTTCAGTTAACCCCTTCATGGCTTCACCCTTTCCTGGTCACAATTAGTTGGCCAAATATTCAGATTTAATTTTTAATTTTTCAGCAATTTCATAGATGATATATTCCACAGCCTGTTTATCGGCGGTGTCAGCATCACGGTTAATATATCTTTCAATTCTTTTTTTCAAATCTTCACCAATTGTAACTGTGACCTTTTCCATTTTTTCTTCCCCTTGTTTTTTGTTTTCGTCTTCCATATCTAAATAATACACCACATTGTGGTCCTGGTCAACCCTTTATATTTAATTTAAGACTACATTGTGGTAAACACCAATGATTTCAATCCCTTGCCATAAGAAATTTATTTTTATTTTTTTAGGCAATTAGGGCTGGCATTGTTTCACTTAATCAATTCCTTAAAAACATCTTGAGCATCCCCAAACATTTTATAGAAAATTTCTTTGTGTTTCCTATCAACAAAGGTTTCAACGGAAAAGGTATTATCATTTTCTTTCCAAAGACTAAAAATTGAATCCTTTCTATATATTCTTTTCAATAATTTCATGACTTCACCCGCTTAGAAATCTTCCTAGAAATCCAGGTCTTCAGTTCACGTTCACTATCATAATCCATCAACATGAATGATTCCTGTGAATGATGATAGATTTTCCAGCATTCACGGATCGGTGAATAAGTATAAACAAAATTCTTATAAATTCTTTTATGGGCCTTTATCATGTTACACCGACTTTCTTTCTAATTCAATTCCCTGTTCCCTCAAAATGTCTGCAATTGTTTTCTTGATTACCCCACGCTTTTTGGTTGCTGGCTTATACTTAAAACTATGTTCAATTTTATTTTCAGCTTCAATATATTTTTTAACAATGTGGGGTGCATGTGTTGCTGCAATTGCAATTTCACGGTCACTTGAAAAAATACATATTGCACAGCTTGCACGCTTCACACCCAATTTATAACAAGGATGGACTGGAATGTTTTCAACTTCCAACAAAGCCCAAACCTGTTTTTCAGTTAAATCAAGAATTGGTGAATACTTCACAACTGTTCGACCATTCTTTGAATTTTTAGTATCGGGCCTAACAGCTTCCAACTTAGCACGGTTGGATGATTCTTCACGGCGTTCCCCAATTAGACAAAGGATGTTTCCATGTAATGAACGGCAATACTTATCAATCGGACCAGTCTTCAAAACTGAAGTACACCAGCGATTGCCCATGTCTGGAAATTTATACTGTCCAATTTTACCTGTCTTTCTATTAACCCGTGGTGAAGTCAATTGGTCAAGAAAGCCTTTGGTGTTGCCATGTTTATCAATTGCCTGAACAGTGATCAATTCTATGCCAAAAAATTCACATTGCTTTTTAACTATTGGCAAGGTTTCATCCCAATCAATGTCAATGATGGAATGAACAGCCACTAACTTTTCCTTTGGGAAGTTTTCTAGTGCCCACCAAAGCAATGCACAAGAATCTTTTCCGCCTGAAATTGAAACCACGATACTATCCCAATTAGTATCTTTAATTTGACTGTGAATTGGGCTTGTCTTTAGAATTTCATTTTTCATGTTACACCGCCATTTCATCGTAATAGGTTGGATCAATAATTTCAGAAATTCTACCATAGTTCTTTTTCTTGGTGACTACAGCAGCACCCATTTTAACCAACATTTCAGCCGATCTATGTTCAACTGGACTGGTGATTTCAACCCTTCCAGACAAAACCAATTTTGCAATTAATTCTTCAAGAATTTTTCTTTCTGCTTTTGTGACCTTCATTGTTTTTTCCTTCCGTGCTTCCATATCTAAAGTATGGACCACATTGTGGTCTTTGTCAACCCCTTATATTTGATTTAAGACCACAGTGTGGTAAAACTCAATGATTTCAACCCCCTTGCCGGAAAGAATTTATTTTTATTTTTTTCGGTAATATATATTGACAAGGACCACAATGTGGTGTACTATTTAGACATGGAAGAAAAAAACCAAACCAAAGGGGACTTAAAATGAAAATAAAAAAAGGAAAAAACGGAAGTTATGATGTAATCGACAATGAAGGAAATCTGGCCACATCTTGTGAAAGTTTAGCCCTAGCAAAGCAATGGGTTAAATATGAATCTTCAATATATTATGACCTTAAAAATTCACCAACACTTGCTGACCTTCAAGCCGCTGGCAAATTTAAGAACCTAACTGAAATATAGAAAGCAAACACAAACCAATGGTGGCCGCATAAGCGGTCACCCTTAAGGGAAAGGAACTTAAAATGAAAGTAGAAATTAAATTTAATACAATTGGTGGACAAACAGTTTTAATTTGGACCGTTGAACAGGCCCTAAATTCAGAATTGAAAAATTCTATGGAATGGATTCTGAAAAATAGGGATTCTGGAATCATTGGTGGAACCTTTGATAAAATTCCAAACATGGGAAAAGTTGAAATCAATCTATTACAGGGGCCGGTTTCCGGTTCCCTGTAGGGGTCAGTTGATTTAAGACCACATTGTAGTAAACCCAATGATTTCAATCCCCTTTGCTATAAGAAATTTATTTTATTTTTTTAGGCAATTAGTGTTGACGGGGACCACATTGTGGTGTAATATTTAGATATGGAAGCAAGAAACACAAACCAAAGGGGACTTAAAATGAACAAGCAAGAACTAATAGAAGTATGTTATAACCACCAAGCAAATGACAACTTTATCTATGATGCTGTCACCCAAATAGAAAGTGACTGTAAAAACTTTGAACGTGCTGACCTTGAAGACATGGTGGTTCCACAGCTTGAAGACATGTTAAGTCAATATAACAAAATGACAAATCAAAAAAATAAAGAATTTATTTTGTATTTTAGAGGGTTTTATGGGTCTTCTGGATTATACCCTATTAAAAATTTGATAGACGAAGATATTATAAAAGGAATCAAAGCCCGTAAAAAAGACTTTGATGGAGATAGCATTGATAGGGAAACCATTAGGGATATGATTCTAAAAAAAGATTTTTCCCTTAAATGGAATCCTTTATAAATGGACAAGAAATTAAACAAAGGGGCTAACATGGACAAGAAATTAAACAAAGGGGCTAACATGGAAAAGCAAATCTTAAACTGGATAGAACAAGCAAGGAAATCAATTGAAGCAAGTAGCATTGCTGAATACCCTGATTGTAAACTTAACCACACTACATTGACTTTCAAAAAAGGAAAAAAATATTACAAACTAATAACTGAAAATCTTTATGACAATGAACGTGGTGGTTCAGTTTATTCATTCATTGACCTGGAAGGTAACATCTATAAGGCGGCATCTTATAAGGCACCAGCAAAGGGCACCCGTGGAAATATTGAAAAGGTTGACCCAACTAAACTTGGTGCTTGTACTGGCTGGTTATATAGATAACCGGCCCCTATGGGTCAGTCAATTAAAGACTACATTGTGGTAAGCCTAATGATTTCAATCCCTTTGCCGGAAGAAATTTATTTTATTTTTTTAGGCAATTGGGGTTGACCAGGACCACAATGTGGTGTACTATTTAGATATGGAAGCAACAAACCAAAGGGGACTTAAAATGGAAAACTTAAAAAACAGACTATCTTTAATTGAAGAACTGAAACTACTCAACAATACTAAAATACTTCATATAGACGAATTTGGCGCAGCAACCATTCAAACTGAAAAAATGATGGATGCAGTAATACCTCAATTAGAACGTGAATTCGGTAAAATTATCTGTGATAGACTAGACGTTAAAGCTACCTTCGGGCGTGTTTATAGAGTTATTGCAATAAAATAAATCTGTAGGGGTCAATCATCTAATTCAACCAGGGGCCGGTTTCCGGTCCCCTATAGGAATCAGTCGATTGGATACTACATTGTGGTAAGATCCAATAATTTCAACCCCTTTGCTATAAGAAATTTATTTTATTTTTTTAGACAATTAGGGTTGACGGGGACCACAATGTGGTGTACTATTTAGATATGGAAGCAACAAACACAAACCAAAGGGGACTTAAAATGAACAGACAAGAACTAAAATCTGTATTGATATCATTTGCCAACACTGACCTAAGGCTTGCACGCAAGCATGGTGTGGTTGCTGTTTGCCAAACTTTAATTGGAAACCTTGAAATCAAACATGATGATGGAATCTATTCAATCACTGATTTCAACACTGGTGTCAAATTAACTGAAGGCAAGGCAAATGTTGCAAGAAATTTTCTAGTTGAAAATTATGACTTGGTGGTGGCCGCATAAGCGGTTCCACCCTTAGGGGATAGGAAAAAACTATGATGAACATAGCTGAAAAATCTTATAAAGGAAAAACTGTTAAAGTTTTTATAGAATCTAAACTTGTTAAAAAGAAATTACAAAATAAGTTTTTTATTAAGATTACAAAAAAAGATAACCGATCAGAAACTTTTGAATCTTTGGATGTAGACGGCGCACTCAGATTAGCATCTAAAATTTTAGGCATAGAAGTAAAAAAGGAACCATAAAAAGGAAAGGGAAAATAAAATGAATACAAAAAACTTTAGATCAATTTATTGGAATCCATCCGACGAGAAAAAAACCTATTATCTTACATTTTCTAAAAAATTTGTTGTTGGCAAAGCCCGTGAAATTCATGTTAGCCCATTTGGTTCAAGCTGGTTTGTCTATTCAACCGATGGTTGGGATTATTTAAATAAACAGTTTGGTTATAAGTCATTGGATGAAGCTAAAAAAGCGGCTAAAAAATTATTAATTAAATTACAAAAAAGGAAGGTTTAAAATGAAAATGACCGATGAAATGATTTTAGATGTTTTTCAAAAGACCCATGGACTTTCAGGAAAAAAAGCAAAGGATATTTTATTAATAATTCATAACAAAGAGACACCCCCTAAAAATTCTATCATTATTTCACCGGCAATAATGGATGCTCATTGGTCAAACAGAAAGGTAGGTAAAAAATAAAATATAAGATAACCTATAGGGTCAATCATCTTTAGGATAATAACCTAGCTTCATCCGCCAAGAAATTGCGTCTACTGCAACAGCGGCATTAATCCGCCGATAATTCCCAAGGTGTCCCACCAACAGGTGGCAATTGATTCCCCACTTTTTGTTTTCACATAAGGTCATTAGATTTTCTGGATTTAATTCCAAATCTGGTGCAATACTGAAAGGGATAATATGGTGAACTTCCACTTTGGTTTTCAATCCGCAACAGTTACAACGTGGATTCTTTTTTATATGTGCGGCCCGAATCTTCCGCCACTTGGACGAACGCCTTTGTCCCTTTAGTGCTTTGCCTTGGATTCGGTCTTTTAATATTTGCCACACATTCAGCATCCTTGCCCCCAATAAATGGGACCACATTACTGCGGCCCCGTCAAATCTTTACTTTACAATACCCTACGCCGCTTCACCTTACTGTACTACACACCACTTCACTTTCCTAACTTTACTGAACACCACTTTCTTCACTAAACAATACGTCACATTGCCAAACAATACCCTACTCAACATTACTCAACACAACTTCACTTTCTTCACTGAACTGCACATCACACAACTAAACTGCACCACACTAAACAGTACGACACCTGACAAAACTTTCTTCACTAGACTAGACTTCACACTACTAAACAGAACGCCACCATACTTTCTTCACTAAACACAACTTGACCGGACTTCACATGACCCCACGAAACAGAACAAAACTTTCTTCACATCACTTCACCCTACTTCACTTCACACAACGGCACACGACTTCACTTTCTTCACCAAACTAAACTAGGCAATACTCAACAACACAGCACATGACTTTCTTCACTGAACTGCACATCACACCACACAACAATAAAATACTAGACACCACATAACTTTCTTCACTTGACAAAACATTACACTACTTAACCTTGCCACACTTTACACTACTTTCTTCACAGAACAATACTTGACCATACACAACAGCACAGGACAATACTGAACAAAACTTTCTTCACCTCACAACAAAACTACATTACAACACTTAACTTTCTTCACATAACCTGACTTCACCTTATAGAACAGCACATCACAAAACTACACAACACAGCACATAACTTTCTTCACTTGACAATACGATACAAAACCATACGACACACCACACGACAACACACTACTTTCTTCACAAAACTTCACCCAACCCAACAATACACAACTGTACATAGCAGGACCTTATTTTTTTGTTTTAACTTTACTTTCATTAACTGGCTTCCACTTTTGAACAATGAACTGTCCAAAATATCCAGACTTATTGACCCTGAAGGAACCAATCCCTGAACGCCTTCCAGCATCACAAAGAATTTGATTTGCAACATCCGGGTCAATAATTGTATCATCAACCATGACCCTAAATTTCAAATTCCATTTGTCAAACCGTGGTCTACAAACGGCAACAGCACCTTTTAAATGGTTGGTTGCTTTTCTAATATCCACTTCAAATTTCTTGATTGGTTTTCCTTTTTCATCAATCAAGGTGGCATATTCATCAAGTGGCCTAAAAATTCCACCAGCGATTGCCTTATAAGATTTTCTTGAACTATCTTTTTGTTTATAGTCTGAAGCCACATTGCTGAAAGCACCGCAAACATAAGACATTGGAATGCAATAGCCACCATCTTCATTCCCATAGGCATGTTTTGTAGCAATTTCCCTTGGGGTTAATACTTGCTTTGGTTCTTTCTTTGCCCCTTTTTTAGCACCCAATAATTTACTGACCTGTTCGTCGGTCATCCGATGGTGCATCAAAGGGGTGACCCCCTTCAATTCAACTTCAAACATTGTTCCAAATGGATACTGTTCACTATTTGATATTTGACTTCCTTGCATTTTCATCTTCCTTTCGTTTCATACGTTAATAGTAGAAACACTAGGTATCAACATTTATTGGTGAAGTCAAACATTAGTCAATGCCCCCTATAATTTATCTATATCCCAATGCATTTTTCTATTTTCATAATCTTCTTGTGAACCAAAATAGACGTTATCCATAACCACCCCACCTATAGGTATTTTTTCCTTTTTACCATTCATACAAAATGCATATTTACCTGGATCGGTGATAGTCATTTCCAAACCCGCATCACAAGTTTCAAGAATATCATGATCTGCATCGGACTTTCCCCACATAAGTTTTTGTTCATATATATGAAGAATTTTTGGGAATCTAGGCAACTCTGTTTTTGAAAGCCTTCCCCCAAAGAAAGAAACAAATACTAAACAAAGTGCCATATATTTTAAGTCTTTTAATCTTTGCCATTCTTTTAATTCATTATATTCTTCCCTGCTAATACTCATCTAAAACCCCTTCCTGAATTCCATAGCTTTCCCGAATGTCATCAAACTGTTTAGTATGTGCCACCATTTCTTCCCACCGTTTTTGCAATTTTTTCATTCCGGTGGCTATCCGCCGCTTGTCAGTTATTCCAAATATCTTATGCCACCACCTGGACTTGACCATGACCCCACAAATTGCATGATTGTGTTGTACTGTTGGCCCCATGTCACCAAGGGGCTGAATATCACATTCCATTTCATAGACTAAAATGAATCCATTGTTCTTTGCTGGCCGAATGTCCAGCCTGACTATTTTACCCTTCCAGACCTTATCGTGTTCACCTTTATTCAAAATATTTTCCAACGGAACAATCTTCATTTCTTGTTACCTTCCTTCAGGAATTCTTTCAAAGTCATTGTTTTATAATTTTGCGGGTTTTCCTTGTAGTCTTTTTCAAACCATCTTTGTTCTTCCCGTTCTTCGGCGGTAACAAATCCATGAAACTCTAAAAAATCCATGTGGCCTTGTATCCCTGTTGGGCCACCCCTTTGACCAACAGTGTCTTTGGGTTTGAACAGCTTCATGACCAAAAATAAAACTATTAAAATTAAAAGAACCCACATCATAGTTCATCCACAATGAACTTAAGTTCATTATCAATGAACTTCCAACAGGTCCGCCACATTACAGGGGTCCATTCAAAGTCAAATGATTCCCAATCATAGGGCCGTAGGCCCGATTGTTTAGAAGTTCCCACATTGCAGGAATCAGTGTGTCAAAGTTATCCACAAAGTTATCCACAGGCATCATTTTTTCTTTGACACACCACATAATAATCACCAATTTCCCCTATAGTTGTATCTACCGATTTCAGTAGTTGTATCTATAGCAAACCCCAAATCCCCCAAGCGCACCACAGACCCCCTAATTCCGGCCAAATGTAACCATATAGGACCTATTCTAGTTAAGTAGGTCACTAAGGTCTTTCTTCCCTGGAAACGCCACCACGGTCCCGTCCTTAGGTTTCTTGTCCACAGGTTTGTCCACACCCCCCACCTTATTCACTAGATCCACATTCAAGTGTTTGGCAAGTGATGTGGCCATGTGTTCATAGATTGCTGAAGCCCTTAACGTGATGTCCCGAAGGCCCAACATTAACGTGATGGAATCCTGTCCATCTTTGAAGTTTGGATTTGTTCGCATGTGCAACACTGTTCCCCCGTCCCGTTTTTCCCTAAAAGTGATTTCGCACCACGTTGGAAAAAATGGCCGGAATATTCCCCCATCTTTATCATGAAGGGCAACATAAGCGGCCAGGTCATATTTCTTCAACACTTCATGAATTTCCTGAAAGGCACTGTCCATATCTTGACTGTTCATCACAACATCCCTTCCCTTTCACGTTGTTCTTCAGATTTTATTCCAAGGCTTCGGACCCGCCGAAAATGAAAAAATTCCCCCAATTCGGGGTGTCTGTGAACCAACAGCCTTGCATACATTGGTTTGAAGTCATTGTTAATTTTAAATGGGTCACCCTTTGAATTCAAATCATGGTGCCAACGCATAACATTCACAATAACTTCAGCACTATATTGCTTGCGACCAGTTTCAGACATTTCAAAAGCCAATTTCTTAAATAGCCTGTAAACATGTGGATTTGATTTGTGGTATTCACGGAACCGACCCAACACTTTTTTTGGGTAACCCTTGAATGGTCCTTTGATTACAATTTTCATTGTTGCATCACTTGTTCCTGTTGCTGTTCAGGCTGTTGTTTCAAGGACCCCACCGCTTCCAGAACATTGCACTTGTTAAAAATACCTGTGAACAGTGTTTTGTCCTGTGCTTCCCAAGGTGTGGATGAAACAAGAACAATTGGAACCTTATTGTTGTGGTCCCCTTCCCTAATTTTGGCCGCAAGTTGTTCACCATTCATTTCTGGCATCAATAAATCAGTGATAACCGCATCCACATTCAATGTTCGGAATTTTTCCCATGCATCTGCACCATCCTTGGCCACCCAAATATCCGCTGTTGGGAACTGTTCCCGAACGGCACGCACAAATATTTCCTGAAAGTCTTCGCTGTCTTCCGCAATTAAGATTCTTTGCATTATTGATTCCCCTTATCGAAAACTTCATAAACTTTATTCTTCAGTGTTTCTGTTATGTGGTGTTTAAGTGTTTCAACTTGGTGCTGCAACGGTTTGCCCTGGTCATCTTCCAAAATTCCAAGACTTTTTAATCCATCTTCCAATTCATCAAAAGCATGGTCAACCCTACGTTTACCGCACTTCAAAATTTCCATCATATTTTCAGACATTCTTTCACCACCTTAATGTGACACCCACGGTGACACCTATTAAACGCAATAAATTTTTTGCATTGTTCTTATTGCCTTTTTCAATCCAAATATCTTTAACACCAAAATCCAGACTGTCAGTTACCTTGACTGACAACCTGTGGTCCCTTAGATATTCAATAACTTGCTTCACTGGAAGGCCCGTCCTTTTTCCCCGGACGTTGCACTTTCCTAGTTTGTCCCATTCCTTTTTCATATTTTTTAACCTTTATTAAATAGTCGCGCCAAAGTTTGTGGATGTTGTTCCAGCCATAACGTGTTCCACCGGAACCAACAAAACGCACTCGGCGTTGTCCGGCTGAAACAGCTTTCACCCATTCCTTTTGGGGCCTATTCATTTTATGCCAATAGCCCACCATCTTAACGTATTGTTCAAATAATGGTGGACGCCTTTCATTTTCCATTTAACCTAACCGTTCTTCCCATTGTTCATTAATTACAACCATGTGGTCACGGCCCATTTCCCTTGCAAGATAAAAACAGCGTTCCAAAAATTCCCACTTATATTTTTCACCCATGTCTTTAAACAATGAATAATGGTAATTCATTGACTGATAAGCCGTGTCCACATCTATTGGTGACAGCGGATAAAAACTTGCAACATGTTTGACTTTCTGAATATGAACACTTGAAAAAGGGTATCGAATCCAAAACCAACATTTTCTAAAAAATTTTTTCATGAAGCCCCTTTATAATTGCAAGCTATTTCTGTGCAACCAAAGGCGGTTAAAAGGTTGCCGCACGTTTCACATTCTGCCAGTGGTTCAATTTTTTTTCTAACATATGGAAGAATTGAATTTGGTCCTGTTGCACCCTTGCCACCAAGGGCCGCAATACCTGACCGTTCGGGTGTTGTGATTTCCGCCTGTCTGACATGGGCATCTATAAAAACATAAGTCACACCACTGATAGTGTTCAACTTAGCTTTGAAGTCCTGAATTATTTTCACCAATTCATTT